GCACCGACGGCGAGTAAGTCCTCGGCGTCCACGGCCGTGAGACCGGCCGAGTCGGTCCAGACAATCGACCCGACGGCACCCATCGCGCCGACGGCGTCGAGGTCTGCGGCCGATGCCCAGGTGATCGCACCGACGGCGAGTAAGTCCTCGGCGTCCACGGCCGTGAGACCGGCCGAGTCGGTCCAGACAATCGACCCGACGGCACCCATCGCGCCGACGGCGTCGAGGTCTGCGGTGGCGGTGAAGGCTGGCGCACCGACCGCCAGCAAGTTCCCCGCCGCATCCAAGTCCGCGATACCGGCAAATACCGTTGCGTCGGTTGCGGCCAGCGTGCCCGGCGCGTCAAGGTCTGCAATGGCGGCGAATGCCGATGCATCCGTGACCGCAAGGGTGCCGGTCGCGTTGAGGCTGGCAATGCCGACAAGCGTAATGCTTCCCGTTGCGAGCAGCCCCACGGTTTGCGTCGCCCACGCGCCCCAGGTGCCGTCGTTGCTATCCCAGACACGGACATCGAAGGGCTGAACCGCTCCGCTATAACTAAACGTCGCGTCAGGGTTTAGCGTCAGACCATCCGGTGCGGCACCGCCTCCAACGGCCCGCGCTTCCAGGTGGTCGCCGATTTCCAGGTCAGGCGTTGCCGTGATCCGGTAATCAGATTCGGAATTGATGCTGGTCAGTTCGACGAATACGTGACTGAATACGATCTCGTCTGCGGAGGTCCACGTCAGAGCCGCTAGCCCGGCCAGCGTGCCGGTCGCGTCAAGGTCTGCAATGCCGGCGAATGCCGATGCATCCGTGACCGCAAGGGCGCCGGTCGCGTCCAGGTCTGCCGCAGACGTGAAACTGACAGCCCCGACCGCTGTTATATCGTGATTGACGCCACCGCTTAGGACTGCAGCCGTGGTAAACGCCAGCGCACCGACGGCAACCACGTTGCCGGTCGCGTCAAGGTCTGCAATGCCGGCGAATGCCGATGCATCCGTGACCGCAAGGGTGCCGGTCGCGTCCAGGTCCGAAGCCGTGGTAAACGCCAGCGCACCGACGGACGTCATATCGCCGGTGCTAGTCGCCGCGAGCAGTTCCAGCGTTACGACGCCGTTGTCGCCAGCCGTGTTAAGCGAGAATGTCGTCGCAGGCGTATTAGTCGATGCGCCGGGACTATTTTCCTCGCCGAAGCCAATACATGACCAGCCTGTCCCGGCAGTTGTGTTTACAGTTACAAACGTTCCGCTGCCGGTACTGTAGCCCGTAGCAACTACCGTATCGGTGAAGCACAACCGCAGAATTTTAGAGTCTGCCGTCTCCGCCGTAATGACCGGAAAGGCCGCTGTAACCGCGCCGGACCCTGCATTGCCTCCCGGCGTTATTGTCTGTGAGCCGAACGGCGTCGTCGGTTTGACGCCGCTGTATCGAATGACAACCCCATTCCACGACTCGGACGAGCCAGAGTGCGTGAAGCTATAGGTTGCCGGTTCTGAGCTTCCGAACCTCCAACCTATATATCCGGCGCCAGTACCGACGTCGCCGTTTACTATCTCATTCCAGCCTGCCGGATCTGTTACGTTGCTGGTGTCGTCCTTGCAAAGGAGGCAGATATACAGGTCGCCATCCGGGCGCGTCGACGGCATGTTGACCGTGCAGACGTTATTTTCCGTATTGGAGCTGAGCGTTGCGCTCTCGCGAACAATGGCCATTTACCAGGTGCTCGCATCGAATATGCTTTCAGGCGTGCTGGTCAGGTCCTGGTGAATGGTGACCCGCCGAACCCACGCGTAAACGGTATTTGCGCCACTTCTACCTTGCGAGCTGTTGTGCTGAATCGAAAACTCGTTCGGCGAGTCTTCAAACGTGAATGGTATCTCGTCCATGATTTGATGGCGGGTGTCGAGCTCATCATGCACCCACATGCTCACGTGGCCGGCATCGTAATCCGCATAGACGAAATACCGGACCCAGGTACCGTCCGGGATGTCGTAGGTGTACGTGCCGCCGATGATCTGGTCGGAGCCTGTGATGCCGTTGGTCGGGTCCCAGCCCTCACTCGGATACCCGCGCACATCGATCCGGCCGGCCTCATTATCCGCGACACCCGAGGCCGAGTAGAGGTTGCGCACCTCAAACATGCGCAGCGCCGGCGATCCTTGCCGAATGACAAACGTCTTATGCGTTGTCCAATCTTCGGACGCGGCGTTGAAACCCTCCGACCATTTCGCCTCCCAGACCCATAGCACGTCCCCGGATAAGCCGGTCGCATGGTCGATCTTCATGCCGTTGCCGCCGATGGTGCTGGTACTCGGTGCAAAAATGTATTGCGCCGAATCCTCCGACGCATCGAAGTCCACCAACGCATTGCTCGAGACCGGATTGCCGGCCGGGAGGTCGCCGTCCATTTCGGCGATTACCTGCGTAGAGTTAAGCCCGTCGATGGTGCTGTAATCGCGATATAACACCCGGTCGGAGCGACCTTTTAACGTTTGGTAGAACGAGCCCTCGGCGATACCGTCGTCGACCGCAGCCGAGGAGCTGAACGCAAACGCAACGCCACTGGCCGACAATTGATCGAAGGGATAACTGCGCTGGCCGTCCGGCCAGTTGTACAGGCTCCATGCCTTTGCCGCGGCCGCTTTTGTCACGGCCTAGCCGACTTTCGCAAACACCGAGGTTCGATCGCGCGACAATTGGGCGAGGAGCTCGTCGGCGTTCGCGTCGGTCAGGTCCGCGTAAACGGTAAAGTTCCGCGCCTGGTCGCCTGCGTTTCGCTTGGCGAGTCGGCCGGCATGGCGCAGGAAAGCCGACAGTTTCAAAGCGGTTTGATAGTCCATTCTCACCGCCTTTTCGCCAATCGTCATATGAACGTCCACACCCTCGACGCGCGTACCGAAGGGCGTACGCTTCAGGATTTTTTCGCCGATTTCCTTTGACTGCATCACGTTAACCTTGTCGAAGCCATTGATACCTACTCCGTTGTTGGTTGGAGTAGGCACAATACCTCACATCCTCAATCGAGAGTCCAATCAAGCGCTCCTATCGCGAATTGCGGATTGACGCCGTTATTGATGACCAGATCGGCCGTGAGATCGGCGTGCAGCCGTAGCGTGTTGCCGCTGGAAATGAACCCAAGCCCGCAATGCACGACCGTATCCGGGCCTCCGGCCGTCATTTCGCCGAACTGTACCAGCGCGGCATTGCTGGCCGTATTGCCGGATACCGTCCAGCCGCCGGAACTGCGGGCCTGCGTTGGGCGTGCATAGCCCGTATAGGCAACCTCGGTTGCCGTTAGGGCCGTATCCGTATCCGTCAGCGCGGACGTATGCAGCGATAATTGCGTGCTGCCAGCGGTTGCGGCGGCCGGCAAGCCGGTTGCGTCGCCGATGTCCGATATTGCGGCATTCTGAAACAGATGATTTAGTAATGCGGTTTCAAAAGCATTTGTTGCACTCATTTCGAGGTGTCTCCGCTATTGCAAATGGAAATGGAATGGCGCCGAGCGCCAGGGTCACAGTTCGCGGACCGGAATCGTGATCGTGATCTCCACCGGCTCGCCGGAGTTCGGCGTTATGCGGGCGGTCACGTCGTAGTCGACCCCAGCCGTGCCGCCGGCGATTGTCACGCTCGCGATGTGCTCGGAATGTGACTGCGCGTCGAGCGTCAGGTCGGCCGGGAGTGTCCAGTCGACGTCGGCAATCTCGGGCGGTGATGCATCATCAGGATGCTTTGATTCCCACTCGACCGACCCATCCACGACGTTCTCACCTGGCCGGCGCGGCCAGACCGGGTAATAGCTCGCCGTGCGCCCAGCCTGGGTGCACAGGTATAAGAGACCAGTGTCGCGCGGGGCACGGGTCACGTCGTTCAGTTCGAAGTCATAGCTCCGACGTGCATCCAGCACGAAGGCCTCGAAGACATCGATCTCGTAGGTTGCGGCGACATCTGGGTCTTTCGCCGCAACGAGCGTGCTCATGGCGTCGTCTGTCCCCACACCGAGACCAGCAGAGTCGGGGTCGTCGAGCCCGTGAGATCGACGCGGAACTCATTGATCGCTGCCGCCGGAAAGTCGAAAACGAACTCGGTTGCCGTAGTGAACGCGCCGTTTGACAGCGCCACCCATGTGCCAGAATTGTTTCGTCTCTGCATGGTAGCCGTGCCGCTGCCGAACGTTCCGCTCAGGCTCAACGTGACCGGCCCGCACCACTTGACGGTCGGAGTTGCCTGGCCATTTCCGGATAGGGTGGTTTCAAAAGGAGCTGGCATTTATAGAGCCCTCGCCAAGGGCCGCGCGAGCGGCCGTGCTAAAGGTCGTGCAAATGAAAGGCCCGGTACCGGCGTTAGTTGCCCGGAACTCAATGCCTGCAGTGTCGTATTCGGCAGGCGCTCGTTCCAATACGCCAGCTCCGCAATCGAGCCCGTCACCGGACGGTCGCCGTCGTGCCAGTTGCCTACCGTGAAATCCGTCGCTCCGCCGTCTAGCACGACGACGGTGTTGTCAGTGCCGACCTGTGTCCCGTTGAGATAGGCGACCGCGTCGTTCGCGGCATAGGCGCCCACCATGATGAACTGCGCGCCAGTGCTCACGCTGGCGCCAATCAGTTGGAATTGAGTGGCGCTGTTAATGCCGACCCAGGATGGTGTGTCTGTTGCTGCAGTTAACACCGCGCGTATGCGATCAGAGGTTCCTTCCCACGCCTCGAAAAACACCTGGTTAGAAGCGGTGGAGTCGAACCTTGCGCGCAGGTAAAAGGTCGCGACGGTTCGATCCCACCATGCAACACTGCTGGCGACGTGGTCCTTTGTCCCGTCAAGCGCCAGGCCGTTCGCGCCGATAACCGGCGTCCCGTTCAACGTAACGCCCGCCACGGTATCGACCGCGCTTTGTAGGTCCTTGAATCGGAAGTGAAGCCTGAGCGCCATGATTACACCGGGGTGTGAACGTTGGTGCCAGTCGCATCAGCCCACGGCGACCCATCTTGGTCGTCCGTGGCCCATACCGGCTTGTTTGTCGTGTCATTCCAGACGCACAGTCCCTTCTGCTTGTACGACGATGTGTTGATTTCGTGCGTGATGTTGGTCAGGTCGGTCGTCGTTGTCACGCGGTCTCCGATGCCGCCCGCCTTCATCAGAAGTGAGTCGTACAATGGTCCAACGTTGTTGCGATACAGCACCGGAAATCGCGAGTCATAGAAGACCTCGCGCACGCCATATAGCGGCTGAATAGCGACAGGCAGAGACGCCAAGTTACAGCCAATCAGCCTAATGACCGTCGTTATATTCGAATTGCCGTTCTCGCACGCAAAGTAATGCGTTTGGGTTAAACTCCTCGTCTCTCCGAAACTTGGGGTTTCTAGCCACAGGTTCTCGGACACTGAGGCACCAGTGAACCTTAGAATGTGAATGTAAAGCGGCCTAACGTCGTCAGTGCAGCCAAGGACCTGCCACAAATGGTCAAACGACTTGGATGCGGCGCCGGCAATGACAATCTCGACGTAATCCTTATCCGTCACAGCCTGCGCGTTCCAGGTCGCAGTCGGCCGCGCCTGCGTTAAAAGCAAATAGTTGGCTGTGTTGGCCAAAGTAATATCGCTGGACGTGGGAATGCTGGCCGTGGCGGATGTCGTAGTCAGCGCGGTGAAATCAGTCTCTGGGTCGCTGACAATCACGTTTGTGCCGGAATACGCACCCCATGTAACCGTGCCCGCCATTGCGTGCGGCGTGAACTCGTCCATGGTGGCCGTTTGAAACACGCCGCGGCGCTCGGAAACTGTCGTGTGCGGGATGAACCCAACCGCATTGTTGATATACGGCCAGAAGGTCTCGCCCTTTATCGTGTCCCTTAGCGCGAACTCGTCCTTGTCGTAAATCTGAATGTCCTTGCCCTGAACATCGTATTTTTTCTCGTTGTGCCACCAGCCGTTGTTGTGCTGACCCTTTCCGAAGTCGAAAAACCGCGCTCTTTCTATAATGTGATCCGAGCCGCGCAGATACAAACCGGCGTACTCCAGCGTCTCGGCTTGCGTCAGAAACATCGAGTCGCCCTGATGGAATAGGTCGATGATGTTGGAATTGAAGCCCTCGCTCCAGATCGCGGACTTGACTGCCTGAGCCCGGACCTTCCACTTACAGTTATTGGCGAACTGTCCGTACCCGGGATTGCGGGCGGAGGCATAAATGCCGTACTTCAAATTCCGACATTCGACGTCAATCTCCTGGTGCGTCCAGTATGCATTCGCGACGGTCTGGTTGATGAAGTCGTAATGCACCGCCGTGCCGCCGCCATGGGTGACATTGACGTGGCTTTCGTGCCCGACGCAGACTGCTCCCTTGATCGTTCCGCCCCAGCCGGCAACGTTGCCCGGGGTGCCGCCAGATGACGAACCATTGGCAACGGCCGGCAGGAAAAACACCGCCTTAGTCGGAGCCGTATGTGACAGTTCGTACAGGCCGCCGCGAATGTGCACTTCCTCGCAGCGAATCTCAAACATGTTTATGTCGTTCAGCGTGAAAAATCGCGCCTGTTCTTCCTCGACGATGTTCGTCGGAACTCTCCCGCTGTTTGTTAGCACAGACGTGCGGGCACCGACACCGCCGAAGCACCAGAATATTTTTGCGGTCTCGAAAATTATCGGGTCGTCAATCCTGTACAGGCCCCACGTGACATGCACCGCATACGGACTTTCGATTGCGTCGTTGATTGCCTGGGAGCTGTTTGTCAGCCCATAAGGATCAATCCCCGGGAAGTTCAGAACATCACCGGGCTCCAGGATTGGCCGAGAGCGGGCGGCAACTGACCGAACCTTTGTCCTCTTGGACGTACCCTGCGGCGTCGCCGTGGTGTCCTGGACATCGGTAATCAGAATCAGGTCGTCGTCCGAAAGCTCGTCCTTGAGCGTCAGGTCGGAAAGTTCGCTGTCCTGCATTATTGCGCCCCTACGATGATGACGTCGGGGGGCCTTTGCACCCGGACGCGATACGGCTGCGCCTGCAGACGCGGGCGGACCCTTTGCTTCGAGGTCGGATCAATGTGCTCGAGCAGGTGGTACCCGCCGCCCTCGAGCAGGTGGTACCCGCCGCCCTCGAGTAGATGTCTGGGCGGTCTCATGAGTACGTCGGCACGACCTTCACGGCGCCGACCTTCCAGGTCGTCGCGTGGTCCTTGTAGAGCAGCATGTAGACCGGCTCCCCGGGATCGAGCCCGGTCGCCTCGATACTGAACGTGATGACGCCGGAACCGTTGGTCGATAACCCCGTTAGCTCCTGATCCGGCGCGCCGGACGGTTCCCGGTTGCGCCAGATCGAGGCCTTGATCGACGTCTCGTTGGTTACGGCGTCGCCGTCTTCGTCGTAAAGCGTGTGCGACAGGCTCGCAATCGGCTCGAATGCGACCACGTAGCCGCTCGCGTTCGACACATCGCTGTCGGTTTCAATGAACAGGTACAGCGGCGTGTTGTATGCGAGAGAGCTCCGTACCGCCGTGATCGTGACGCTTGTGGCGCTCCAGGATGTAACCGTCTGCGTTACCACACCAACACCGGCGATGTTGTTGCTCGGACTGATAACAACCCGTCCGGTACCCTGCGATGCTTCAAAGCCCGAGCCGGTGATCGTTACCGACTCACCATTCGTGAAGCTCTCGTCCTCGGCGTCGCCGATGAGTACCGGCGTCTCTTCGGCGTAGACGTCGCCCTTCGTCCAGATCGTCGGACGGGCGCCTGGTGGCAGCAGCAGGGTCTCGACAACCGACGCGTCGTACTCGGCACCGAGATGCCAGTAGTCGGCGCGGGTCCCCAGGCCGAACACCGGGTGGCCGCCTGTGTTTCGGCCCTCGTCCTGCGTCTGCGAGATCCGGTAGTTGTCGACGTTCTCCAGGACGAACAGCGCCGGCGTGTAGTCGGGCGGAAAATCAACCGGCTCCGGGTTGTACCCGGTGTCGGGATTCTGGGGCGTCGACGGGCCCGTCCCCGGCGGGTAGACACCGCTCGGAATGTAGGCTGATGGATTGCCACCGTGCCCGAAGCACAAGAAGTTCTGCGTATCCTTGACGTAGAAACTCGGGTAATTCGACTCACCCTTGTAGCCGTACACTGTGACGCGGGCGCTGTTCTCGATCGCGAAGTTGCCCGGCCAGTTGTGCACATGCTCGGCGTTCAGGTGATAGAGCTGAACGTGCCCCGTGCAGTCCTGCACGAGGAAGTGCGTGTACGGCTGGATCGTGTTGTTCGTCGTGCCGTGGTTCAGGTTGAACGTGCGGCCGTTCGCGATGCCGGTGTACTGGATAAAGGACGTGTTCTGGTCGTAGGTCGTGCCGACGCCAGGGTATCCGCCGAAGCCCCACGCGCTGCGTCGCAGCGTGTAGGTGCCGTAAATCTCGTGACCGCCACGGACGTGCAGACCGAAGCCCGTCTGGTTGGAGCTCGGCTTCCAGATCGGCGCCATGGCCAGAATGGAAATCTGCGATGAGGCCGCCGTCCTGAGTACCGGCACCTGCGTCGAACCTGAGCCGAAGGCGGCGCCCGCAGTCGCCTGCTTGATCGGCATAATGGTCGAGGCGAGCTTATTCGCCCACACGAAATTAACGCCCGCCGGAATGTCGATCGTGGTGTCGACCAGTGCCACACCACGGCGCTGGTAGACGTTGTCGCCCGCGGACGCTGCGGCCAGGGCGGCCACGATGTCCGACGTGTTGTTCGTAATGCCGTCGAACGTCGCGGTGTGATCGACCGCAATGTTGATATCGGACTTCTCGAAGTTCAGCCACTGCGCATCCGAGATGCGGTGCCGGTCGACGAGGTCGCCAGGCGGTGCCACCGCTGGCGTTCCGTACTGGACAATATTAGCCGTCGAGACCGAGCCGTTGATGTAGTTGTCGGCCTGGTACTGGAACGGATCCGGGTCCGTAATACCGCCGGTGTTGTCCGCCGGCGGGTCGTAGGGAATGACGATCCGCTCGATGTGAATCCAGCCGGTCGAGCTCGGACTCGTGATGTCGCCGGACGGGTGTTCTACGATCTTCGTGCAGTTGTTGACCCACACGTTCTCGAGCACGAGCGAGCGGTTCGTGTCGACCAGCGTGTTGTTCGCGTGAGCGGACGCGAAGTCAATATACGCATCGCGGATCTCGAACTGGCCGTCCTGCGGGGCCGAGGCGCCGCCGTTGATGTTGAATACCGTCCGGTTCGCGGCGGATTCAACGCCCCAGCCGACCAGTAACAGGTTCTGCCGGTTGCCGGGACCGACGACGTTGATGCAGTTGTTGATGAACCCTTCGGCATACACACCCGTGATCGTCGGAACGGGCTGCGAGCCATCGACGTAGAAAAGATACTTAGTGCCCGGCCCGGCGCCGATGTCGCCGTCGAGGTCGAGCGTATGCAGCCCGCCGCCGGAGCCCGGCAGGTTGTAGAACAGGCTGAAGGCGTCGACCGCATCGACCTGCAGCCGATAGGCTTCGGTGCCCTGGGCGCCCTGCATCGCGATGCCGTGGCAGCCCGGATTGTCACCCAGCCGAACGCGCAGGTTCTTCAGCTGATGGTTGTAGTTCGAATTGTCCGAGGTCCCGTAGCCCGGTGGGTTTTCGTCATAGGGCGTCGTGTCGAACAGAATGAACGGCTCGGTCGCGCCAAAAGTCGAGCCGTCGCTGAACCCTGACGATGCATCCGCCAGGCGAATGATTGACTTCGCGCCGGACGTACCCTGTGTCGAGCCCTCGATCGAGGCCGGGCTGGTCTCGTCAGACGAGGTCCGACGGTCAGTCGGTATCGAGTTCGACCGCTGGAACACCCACTGCCTGCCGCGCAGGGTGTTGTTGACCAGGATCTCGACGTTTGGGCCCAGGAACACATCCATCGAGTGGTCTATCGACCACTTGAGGCAGTTCGTCAGCGCGGTGAGGTTGGTGCTCGCCGTGCCGCCGCCGGAGCCGTTCGCCGAGAACGGTGCGGCCGTCGGCAGGAGCTTCGAGTCCTGCAGGTACGGCTGCGCGGTTGCATCGAAATGCGGAACCTCGAGCGAGGGTCCGTCGATGATCGGACCGAACGTGGTCGGGTTGGTCTGGTCCTGTCCGACCCAGCGGACATTGAAATCATCGACGACCACCGTGTTGGTGGCGCCGGCCAGGTCAACCACAACAGCGGCGTGCGCGTTGCCGACGTCGTTTTTGTCGGTGGTGTCGGCCTTGGTCCACAACTGCCAGTTGAGCGTGTGGTCCCCGGTCAGGTCGTACTGCTCGGTGCCCGAGTCATCGTAGATGCGCAGCCGGTAGCGGTACGGCGCATCGCCGACCCATTGCAGGCCCGGGTTGTTCGACAAGAGCGTCGGAGCGAGCCAGTCGTAGGTCGTGCCCGTGCCGACCCGCTCGCCGATCGAGCAATAGATCGGGTCGCCGCCCGCCGGCACGTCCTCGACTTCCGCATACCAGGACGCCGGTGGCTCGGTGCTGTCGGCCGGGGTGGCCGGGGTACCGGATGAGCGGCGGAAGATCGCTCGGATACCGGTGTCCCATGCCTCTTTGCGAAGCTCGAGCCGTACACGGCCGACCGTGAACGCACACACCTGCGACACGATGGCGGTGCCGCTGCCGTTCGGGTCGGAGCCCGGCAACGCCTGCTTGATGACCAGGCGAACCGTCCACGTCGTGGTCGTGCGGTTCGACTCGACATACACGCACGAGTTGGAGGCCGTGAAAATGGTGCCGGTCGCCGACGAGCTCGTCAGCCCGAAGCGCAGGCGCGACGTACCCGATGCCGGGATCGGGTGATCGAACACGCCGTCGAGTTCGACCTCCGTGCAGAACGGCGACACCCAGCGCGACAGCCTGGAGCACAGGCGCTGCCCGGACGTGAACGTCGCCGAGCCTGCCGACCAGCTCGGCGGAGTCGTTGACAGCCATCCGGCGTGCGATGAATCGCCGGTGTCGACGAGTTTCTCGCGGCCAAGCTGGTGCGACGTGATGCGCGGGTATTGCGGAAAGGCCAACAGAAACTCCGGGCGAAAAAAAGGGCCTCACGGGGAGGCCCTTTCGGGGGTACGCGGCAGTGGGGAGAGAAGCGCCGCGAAAAACTGGTAGCAGCTGCCGGACTCGGACCGGCGTCTCCGGGTTATGGGCCCGGCGTGGTGCCGCTCCACTAAGCTGCAAATATTGGAGACGAAAAAAAACCGCCTCGAGGGGCGGTTTGCGTTTCTTTAGGGGGCAGTTATCCTGTCGACTCTACGCGTGATCCCGAGGGTGGTGTCGGGCGCGGATGGCCGGGCTACCCCTCCCGGACGGCCACTGTCTCAGCGACAGGCGTGCCGAATATACCGCTCGTCCAGTTTGTCCGCAATAAGTTCAACTGCTGCACGACGCCGCTGTGTATACTCACCGACGCGCATCTTGAGCTCCTTGGCGGCGGGCCGGTCCTCCTGGTCGTACATGTACCGGCGGAACACGCACTGCTGCGCCCAGTTCGGCAGACCGCGGACCAGGCGGTCAACCTCCATGATCCGGGTGTCCAGGCTCAACTTGGACACCTGCCGGGAGCGCGTCTGCTTACCCTTCGCGGTTGGCTCAGGATCCTTGTAGCCCCGCATCTCCGCGAACTCTTCGGGCGTCAGGTCGAGTGAGGCGTTCTGCTTCTTGAGCCGGCGACGCTTCTTGCGCAGGTCCTTCCGATGGTCACGCGCGTCCTGTTTCGTCTGGCGACGGACGTGCGCAAGCGTTTCGGCAACGTTCGACAGGATGATCGGAACGCCGCGCTCCTGCGCCGATTTCTTAAACGCGAGGCCCCAGGCGAACAGGCGCGCCTCGGCGGCTTCGAAGCGGGCGGCGTCCGGATCCAGGACGGCGCGGTCGCTCATATCTCAACGACCCGGATGCCGTTCGCCAGCAGGATCGCGTCCTTGAGCTTGTAGTCACGTGTGCGGACCCCTTTGCAATCTTCCAGGATCCACTGACCGTCGTACCGATAGCGGAAGTCCGCCCGGTAGCGTGCCTGTCGGCCGCTCCGGTAGATGATCGGCGCGCCGCGGATTTCGAGCTTTATCGATGGCTGCAGCTCGAGCTTTTCGATCGTGCCGGCTTTCTCCAGGAGTAGGAGCTCCGAGTAGCGACGCGCCTCCTTCGCCGAGTCGAACTGGATACCGTCAACGACGGTCCTCCGTGACCGGTATTTGCTCATACGAGCCCCGGGTGTCTGGGCCGTGTTTCCGGCATGACGATCTCCCAGTCGCTTTCGACCATGTCGGGCTGCGTCGGGTACCAGTTCCACGTGTAACACCGCTCGTCATCGTCGAGGCCGTTCACAATGCGCAGGTGGTTCACGTCCCGGTCGAGGAACACGTAGCGCTGCGAATCCAGCCAGCGGGTGCGCCGGAGCTGCATGCCGTTCATCACCTGCTTCATCGCATCGCCGAAGCCCATCAGGCAGCGACCGCCGCCGGCAGGTCGTTGACCGATACCCGGTGCGTCGGGCAGCCACAGGAGTGACAGGCGGCCACCACGACACCGCGGACTTCTGCCTGCAGGTGCCCCTCGTGATCGCGGCGCATCGGCCCGAAGTACGACCAGGGCCCCATCATCTGGTGGTCACACAGCGGCAGGCGGGCGGCGTGCTGGGCGAGGCGGTCGACCACGGATTCGCGATCCGCGGTCTGCCGCGCCGGGATCGCGGCCGCGAACTGCGGCAGGGTCGGCGGATGATCCAGGTAGCGCTGCCGGATGTTGATCATCGCGAGCTCGAGGCGCTCGTCGTCGGTGCGATCCACGAGGCTGCACCAGTCCTCCGGCGGGGTTCGCCCGTACTGCTCGGCCACTCTCGCGCCGTAGCAATCCACCAGGCGTTTCCAGATTCGCCGAGCGCGAACGCTCGTCCTGTGCTCAGTCACTGGCGAGATCCTCCGTGAGCTGTTCGTAGCGGGTTTTTCGCGGGCCTAACTGCCCATTCGTGCCGCGGGACCGATCGGCCTCTGTCCGGCACCAGTTGCGCCAGGTCGAATCCCAGTTGCGCTTTCGCGCACGCTGCCCCGACGCCGCGCGCCAGTAGTCGCAGAACGCCGCAAACGTACGCTCGGCGGGCAATTTTTCAGCCTCTGCCACGGCGCGACGGTCGGGCGTCAGCACGAAGTCGTCGGGGATGAACGTGCCCTGGGTCGGGCGTTTGCGGACGGCGGGCGGTGGTGCAGCCTCTGCCTCGTCCGTCGAGGGGGCGTGCTCGCACGCCCCCCCTGCACCCCCCGACCGAAGGGAGGGGGGTTCTGTGTATGTGTTTGCGTTTGAGAGCGGGGACAGTCGGGACACGTCGGGACACGTCGGGACATCATCCGTTCGTTCCGCTCTTTCCCGTCGTTTTCGCTCAGCGTCTCGCCCGCTCGCCGTGCGTTCTGCATCCCAGGCCTGCTTGCGCGCCCGCTCGCGGTATTGCGTGTGATTCACAATTCGCCAGCCCCACTCGCGATGATCGTCGAGCAGGACCAGGCGCCTACCTGCCTCGAGCTGTGAGCGACTGTATGGGTCCGGTTCGCAGAATCTGCGCATGCAGGCGACGACGTCCTCCATCCCGAGGCCGGTGATGCTCGATATGTAGGTCGGCGTGACGTCGACGACCCCGTCTTTGTTCGACATCGAGAGCACAATCGGCCAGAGTCCGATGTCCGGCCATCGGCCGCACAAGGTGCCCTGGGTGAGGGTATCGAAGAGCGGCGTGTACCCACTCATGCGGCGGCCTCGGCGATCGCGTCCGAGAGCCGCACCCGCACCGCCTGCAGGTCATTCAGGATCAGCTGGTGCTCGTCGACCTGGCTTGGACGCAGGTCGGTCTCGACGAAACCACGCGCCTGCAGGTAGCTGAAGGCGTCGATCATCTCGATGATGTTCATGCCGGACCAGCGCCGGAGCGGCTGCCAGTGGTACGTGAGCCAGGCAACGCCCGCACACACGTCGTCCCGAAACTCAGGTTCCGGAATCTGCATTGCCCGCATCATGAGGATCGCGAGCAGTTTATCGGCGCGCTCGTCGCCGGTCCCCACAAGGTCTTTCATCGCCCTTCCCAAGATGCCAGGCCCCGCCGGGAGACGCGCCAGAAGACGGGTACCCCACGAGGAAACCGCTGCCACGCCAGGGATGAACCCGGCGGGGCCCGGCAATTTCAATCAACCGCCGCTGGTTCGGACTCTCCGAATCTCGCCGACAGCTTCCGCCCGCTCGATCGCTGCATGCTCTTCAGCGAGCCGTTCAAATTCCTGCACAACGAGCCGCATGCGCTCCGCCAGTTGTTGCTGCGGCGTCCGTGCCGGTGCAATGTCTGGCCGGCTGTAGCCGGTCTCGTCGCAAAACGTGTGCATCGGTGCGTGAATGCCGCGCTCTCGAGCGAGCCTCACGAGCTGCCCGATCTCCTCGAGGTCGAACTTGGCGGGCCGTTCCGGGTTCATGCAGTCGGACAGCCAGATGCCGGCGGCCTTTCGGGTCTTAGCCGGCCAGATCTCCACAGCGACGGCCTCGAAGCCGCCCAGCGCCTTGATTGCATGGCGCAATGCGTCGCGAAAATCCTCGTGAAAAAGCTGGGCTTGCGAGTTCATACGATTTCTCTCGTAACGTTCGTAAAGACCTCCGTCCTACCCTGCCTGCCGGTGCTCGGATCCCTCGTCGCGGAGATAGTCGTACAGATGCTCAATCCTGTTGACGCCGGGGTCGTCGAACGCGCCCTGCGAGAATTTGCGCAGCCAATGCACGTTGATGCCGGTTTCCTCGCTGATTACCTGCAACGACTTGTCGCGCTGTTCGAGAAGCCGACGCGTTTCGGCCAGTAACCGTGATTCGTTCATGGGCCGCATTTTGAGTATAAAAATACTTAACTGTCAAGTACCCCAATACTCGACCCGGCCCCTACCATCAACTGACTCTGCCTTCCCAGAGCCAATCATGTTGGCAACCGTGGAACCGAAACATATCGTCGCTACCAACTTGCGCGCGCTGCTCACTGCGCGGGACATGTCGGAGCACAAGCTGGCGGCGAAGGTGAAGGTTGCTCAGAAGACGATCAACAACATGATGAATGCGAAGTCGTCACCAACTGTTCGCACCCTGGATAAGGTAGCGAGCGGTTTTGGGCTCCGCTGCTGGCACCTGTTGATGCCAAACCTCGACCCCGCTATAGCTAACGACCTCGAACGACTGATCGACTCGTTCAGTCAGTCCACGGTCGCTGGACGTGGATACATTCAACGCGTTGCAGAGCGTGAGTCGGAATACCGGGATGGACAAAAGTAGAGTCTTCATCAGGTTTCCGTCAACACGGGCTCGTCTGCTTCGACGCTCTACGGAGTCACTTATCGGTATCTGTAGCGGCATGCTTGCCGACGGAAAGCTGACCGACGACGAAATCCTGTTCCTCAACAACTGGCTCGCCGAAAATGGAGAAATCGCCGGTACGTGGCCCGGTGACGTACTTTTCCGTCGGGTCCAGAAGGCTCTTTCGGCCGGTAGAATTTCTGACGCCGAACGGGCGCACTTGCAGGAGACTTTGTCCGATCTCATCGGCGGATCCTTACCAGAAACCGGCGCGGTGAGTGGCGGCTCCACGCGCCTGCCTCTGACACGCTGCCGGGAAATCATCATTCCTCAACGCAATTTCTGCTTCACCGGGCAGTTCCTGTTCGGAACGCGCGATGAGTGCGAAGAGGTTATTTCGGCGCGCGGTGGTTACACAACCCCGCGGGTAACGAAGAACCTTGACTATCTTGTTATAGGCCAGCTCGCCAGCCAGGCGTGGAGCAGCTCCAGTCACGGCCGGAAGATCGAGAAAGCGGTTAGCTACCGCACGGATGGCTGTGCGATTGAGATAGTCGACGAGGCAATGTTCGTCGCCGCGATAGTTGCGGTCACTCTGACCGTCACAATTTCCTGACACCTGAGCATCGCCCCCGGCGGATCAGCCGGCGCTGATCAATTTCTGCCGACTGAGTATTTTTATACTTGACCTTACGCGCCAGTTGAGTATTATTCTGCTCGACATGGCATCAGACCTCCTCACGCTCGAGCTCGACTACGTCCGCCGCGACATGGCGCGCGACCAAAGGTTAACTGTCCTCGAGCGCCGGATATTCGAACTCCGCGCTGAGCGACTGAAGCGGCGCCGACTGCTGCCCGTACCGGTGGTCCGCTGATGGTCCTGGCCTTCGAGCTGCTCGCCCTGGTTGCTGCCGGCTGCGGATTCTTCGCGGTCGCCGGTCTCGTCGTCGAACTCGCCCTGTGGCTGCGCTCGCGATGAGCGAACCGGCAGCGTTCTACAACACGACCCTCGAAACGAAGCCCGAGCTCACGCGCTATCGGGACATCGCCCGCACCCAGGAGGAACGCATCCAGTGGTTCTTCGAGAACGCGGCGGAGTTTTTGTATACGCCGTCGCAGATCCTCGACTACGTGTTTCCCGGCGAGCGTGTCCCGCTGACCAGCGTCCGGCGGGCAATGACCAACCTGACCGCCCGCGGCGTGCTCCTGAAGACCGATCGCAAGCGCCCCGGTGCATTCGGCCGGACCGAATACTGCTGGCGCCGGCTGTTGCCGAGCCGCCGGCAGGGCGAGTTGTTCGAGCCGAGCTTCGAACTGACATGAACGCTCCGCAGCGTCATCTGCGGATACGCGCCTGACGGAAATTCAGGTCGGCGCCGGGGCCGGTACCCCGGCGAAAAAACGAGGAAGGAAAATGGAAAACTCGTTGTTTGTACCCGTCATCAAGGCAAAAGACGGGGACTCCCTGCGGACTTCGAAAGCCGCGCTGCGGGCTCTGTTCACGACGCTGTTACACAGTCAGTCGTGTGCAGCCGCAGTTGCAAAGTTCAAGTCCAACGGGAGCGTTCTCGGTCACAAAGTGCTGGACGATTCAGCGGCGGTTGAGGCGCTGAAGGAATCGGCTCCACCGGAGCTGGCAGCACAGATCGAGGCGATATCGCTCACACAGTGGGACAAGTGCCAGGTGTTGAACTCGGTTCTGCGCCGGTACTACGAGATGGACAAGCGCGGCAAGCTGACGGGGCAACCGTCGAAGCGCGTGATGTTGTCTCAAAGCACGACAACTGCGTGAGTGCCTGGGTGGCAGGGGCCGTAATCCCCTGCCGCCCTCTTTCGAGGATTATTCCATGACCGGAGCCACAGTAAAACAGGACAACGTCGACTATGCCGTCCAGGCGAAGTCGGCCCTCGCCGCCGTTGAACGCCTGACCGCCGACATCGACGACGTGCCACGCAAGACCACGATGTGCCGGGCGAAGTGGCGGGACTACGGCGCCGCGCTTCTGGCGCAGCGCCTGCTCATGCCGAGCAATCAGCAATTCGGTAAGTGGGTCAAGGATCACGGACTCGATCAGGGATTGGCGTCCAATCCGCCAACACGATCGGACGCGATGTGGATGGCAGAACACTGGAATGACATTTTAGGGATTCCCGAAAATGCCACGTATCACAATCCGACAGACCTGCGAAAACAGTGCCGAGACGCCGGCCACGAGTGGGCAGGCGAGACCGAGCACCAGAAAGAGCGGAAGGCGAAGTCGGTACGAAAGAAGGCGAAGGCCAAGCAGTACAGTTGCATCGACGTCATGGCCGACGAGGGATTGATGCCATCCGTCAAGCAAGGCGGATCTGCGCAAAAATGGAAGGCGGTCATCGCCGAACGGTTTCCGGTTGTCGACCTGAAGGATCCAGAGCAGGAGGGCGACCTCCGCCGGGCGTGCCAGATACTGCTTGCAGAACGGCAGCCTGAGATCGTGCACTCGGTCGTCGTGGAGGCGCGCGCGACCGTCAACGAATCGGCCAGAGCGCGCTTCGACAAGGCAGTCGCGAAGATCACGGCCTCGTTCGAGGGTAAGTACCAGGCGCGCCTGGGCGCGCTGCAACGTGACTACGAGTCCACGGTGCAGAAGGCGGTCGCCGAGCGGGTAGCACAGTTACTGGAAACGGAAAGGGAGCGCCTGCGCGAGGCCATCGACCGTAACAACAGCATGATGAAGAACTTCCTCGCCCGCCGCGATGGCATCAAGCAGGCGATGACGAAGAAGGAATTTCAGCTGCTGCTGAACTGCCTGCACCCGGACCGGGCGCCGGCGGACCGTACCGACCGATTCACGGAAGCCTTTCGCATCGCGAAACGATTGCAGCCCTACATCGACAGCTTTGAGGACAAGTAGTGACCACCCGAACCTGCTGGCACCCGCATTGCCATCGAGAGCTGCAGCGCGGCCGGTCCGTTTGCCCGCCGCACTGGCACGCGCTCGATGACGAGCTGCGCGCCCGCCTGAAGGCCGACGAGCACGACGAGCAGCTGCGCCTCGACATCGACCAGTACTTCCGGTCACGCCTGATTGGCGACCACGAGATTGTGTACTGCCGGCACCGTGACTGCGGCGCCGACATCGTGTTCCTGGTCACGAAGGGCGGCAAGAACATCCCGGTGAACGCCGACACGGTGTGGGCCGAGGACGATCAGTTCGTCTACGGCCGGCACGTCGCGCATTTCACGTCGTGCCCTGGCGCCGAAGGGTTCCGGCGATGAGGCGCGGCGACGAGCTCGCCGGGCAGTTCGTCCTGGCCATGCTGTGCCTCGGCGTGTTGCTCGTTTTCATGCTGCTGCTGGAGGGGGTCTGACATGCCCAGAGTGAGAATCATTCGGCAAGTGCGTGCAGCCGAAAAGCCGCTTCTCGAGGCGGACGAACAAACGAAACAGCAAACCGACGTAGAGCGTGCGGCGCCGTCGTGCCGGTTGATATGCGGGCTCTCCTGGGCTTTGTGGCTCCTGACGACGATCGTGATCTGGGCAGCGTGGGCGCCGTGAGGACACGGACTCTCGATTCTCTGCGGCCGGTGCAGGAGCTCGCCAGGGACAAGCCGCACGGCAACCGCATCAAGTACATGGGCGGATGCCGGTGCCAGGAGTGCAGGCGCGCAAACACGGCATACGAGCGGGAGCGTGCGGCACGGCGCAGAGCTGGTGAGTGGAACGGCCTCGTTTCGGCGGACGCCGCCCGCAAACACCTGGCTGAACTTCGCTACCAGGGCGTGGGGCGGCGCGCGGTGAACCTCGCGACAGACGTCTCGGATACGGTGCTGCAGGACATCATTGCCGGGAGAAAGCAGCGGATCCGCGCCCGCACGGCCCGGCTCATATTGGCGGTAGACGCGAATGCCGCCCAGGACGGCGCCTATATCTGCGCAAGGCGCACCTGGCGCCAGGTGCACGAGCTACTTACCGAGGGTTTCACGAAGGCCCGGATCTCGGCCGAGATCGGCCAGGACGGACGCGCGCTGCAGCTCGGCCGGAAGCGCGTGACGGTTCGAAGCGCCGGCGCGATCGACCGCTTGTGGCGTAGGTACATGACGCCGGCAGGCGTTTGATGACGCAGATCTTCCTCACTGGTGAGCAGCTCGTCGAGCTGACCGGCGCCAAGCAGGCGCGGCGGCAGATTCAATGGCTCACCGACAACGGGTATCACTTCGACGTCGGCCTGGACGGCCGCCCAAAGGTGTACCTTCGCGACCTGTACGCGAGGCAACTGAAACGAGAAGTACCGGAGCGACCCGACTACTCAGGGATAGACAAACCACGGGAGCGACGTGCCCCGGTGAAGCGAACGTCTGACACGGAAGGCCGGGGCGAACGACGGAAGTACTGGCTGCGAGAGAACCGGGCATTGATAGCAGCACATGCCAATAAGCGCCGGGCTCTGCGACTGAACGCCACGCCACCCTGGGCAGACCTCGATGCGATCGCTGAGTTTTACCGTGAAGCGGCCAGACTCACCCGGGAAACCGGGACTCGCCACGTCGTAGACCACATCATTCCGTTGCGAGGCAAGTCTATCTCTGGCCTGCACGTCGAAACGAACCTGCGAGTGATTACGGAATCCGAGAACCTGCGAAAGTCGAACCGGTTCGAGCCATGATGCAGTGGGTGACGCTCAAGAAGTACTGCCAGGACTCCGGCGAGACGCCTGAGGCGGTCCGGAAACGCCGACAGAAAGGAATCTGGCTTGACGGGCTGCACACCAAGGTCCGTAATCGTCGCCTGTGGGTCAACACCAAGGCGGCAGAACAATGGGTCTTGAAAGACTCGTGAAGATCGCCGACGGCCTCTACGCACGCTATTACCCGTCGGGGAGACGGGCACTACAGGTGCAGTTCTTCTACCGTGGCGCGAGGAACAGGGAGACGCTCAAGGGCCTGGATCCGGAGAACCGGACTCACATCCGGATGGCACGCCATCGGGTCGGCGCGATTCAGGATGCAATCCGCCGCGATACCTTCGACTACCGGGAGTTCTTTCCGGAGTCACCACGGGCGCGATTCTTCGGCCTGCCGCGGTCCAGGACCGTGAAGGAGATCGGCACGTCCTGGCTTGCGGACATGAAACTCTCGAAGCCACACAGCACCTATCGCAGCTACGAGGGCCCGATGGAGCGGTTCGTGTTCCCGGCGATTGGCGCCATGAAGGCCGTCGACGTGACGCCCGAGCATATCCGGGATCTGTTCCGGAACGCCGACATCACGCTCAAGACGGCTCGCAACTACTCGATCCCCCTGGTCGGACTGTTCCGCCGCGCGATGGGAGATGGCGACATTCGTTCGAATCCGATGGACAGGGTTGTGGTGAAGGAACTGATACCGCTACGCAAGCACACCTCCGAGTACGAGCCGGATCCGCTGTCCGAAAAGGAGATTGCGGCTTTCCTCGCCGCCTGCAGAAAGCATCGGCCGAAGTGGGTCAACTACTTCACGTTCGCGTTCTACACCGGCCTGCGCACGTCGGAGCTGTATGGCCTGCAGTGGTCGGACTGGCGGGACGATCGCCTGGACGTCGTACGCGCCGTCGTCGAGCGCCAGGCGAAGGGACCGAAGACCCGGAGCAGTCAGCGGACGATCTATGTTTGCCCTGCGGCGGCGGTGGCGATCGAGGCACAACGCACGCAAACCGCGTTCCGGGAGCACGTCTTCTGGAACCCGAACACGCAGGGCCCGCTCGTTGACTACGAGGTATCCCAACGGGCGTTCGACTACGTTGGCAAGAAGGCCGGCCTGCGGCGGCGCAACCAGTACCAGACCCGGCACACCTACGCGAGCAACCTGTTCCTGGCCGGCGAGAATCCGTTGTTCATCGCCCGCCAGCTCGGTCACAAGGACCTGCAGATGCTGCTCCGGACCTATGCCAAGTGGATTCAGGACGAGGATCCCACTGCCACGTACAGGCCCAAGAGTGACTTCGGGAGCAAGCCATGCGCTGGGTGAAACTGTGGCGGTATTGCACCAACCATAAAGATTTGCCGTCATACGTACACCGGCGGGTGAAACGGGGCATCTGGACCGAAGGCATACACACCAAGACCGTGGAGGGTGAGACGTGGGTCGACCTCGCGGAGGCCGTACCGTGGCTGAAGCGAGAGAAGCGCGCCACGTATGTGTACATCGTCGGTGAGGCCGGCGCTGACAGACCGATCAAGATCGGCATTGCCGACAACCTTGAGAAGCGCCTCATTGGATTGCAGATAGGTAATGCCCGCCGGCTGGAGATTCGCCATAGTTTCCTGTTCGACTCGGTCAAGCTCGCCCGAGACGCCGAGCTGGCCGCCCATCGACATTTCAAGAACTCGGCGCTCTGTGGGGAGTGGTTTGATATCGATGATGCGGTTGCGGCCGCCTGGATCACTGCCACGTACGCGTCACGTGGACAGCTTCGGCGCCAAAGGTCCCGGAATGAAGTTGTTTACGATGAATAACTTAGAAGAATTTTCAAAGCTGAGCACGTGGAGGTTCAAGTCCTCTTCTCGGCACCACGTCACTCAAGAGATACAACAGGTTTCGCGCCATTCGAGCGCACCTGATGACGCCCTGATACACCCTTCAGTGCCACGTGGACGCCACGTGGCGAGTGTCGTGCTGCGTTTGCTCGCTGGCACGCGCCTGTGCAGTAGGCAGGTATTCGAACCGCGCCAAGCCCCTGAAGCCTCACCACATTCCGCCCGCGAACTGGGACATATGTTTCCCGGATTTCGCGCGATATCCCTTTGTTTCTCCGTTTTTCGGCCGATTTTATTTCCCAGTTTTGAGGAGGACTGACCATGAGCGCTTTGGATTCCCTGCCCGAGGTTTTGATGAGCCCGACGAACCCGAATGGATGGAAGCTCGAAACCCTGTTGGTGCACCTGCGACTCGAGGTGTTGCACAAGTCGAACAAAATCGAGAACGACCCACGCATCGAGGCACAGACGGTGCTCAACAACAACCGTCAGATCATGGGCCTGTTGCAACAGGCCGAGGGTCTGCAGCGTCAGTCGTACGCGATCCTCGACCGCATGGCGCCGAACGAGGGGCCGCTTGGCACGCCCCGGATCGGAGTCGGCAGCGATGGTTGACCAGGCAACCGGCTTCCACGCCGTCGTTGAAATCATGGGACACAAGCGCTATGCCGGCTTTGTCAGCGAGCAGGTGCTGGGTGGAGCATCGTTCGGCCGTGTCGACGTACCGGCGCAGGGTGAGCGGGCGGCGTTCTCGAAGCTCTTTGGAGCAGCGTCGATCTACTGCATCACGCCGGTATCGGAGGACGCGGCGAACATCGCGGCCTCGAAGCTCGATGAGCAACCATTGACGGAATGGGACCTGCCGCAGGCATGGCGTCAGGCCCTGAATCAGGGGCGCTTGTCCTACGACGTTCCGGTATGACCGAGCCCGAGTGGCGAGAACACCGCGCCCTATATACGGGCCTGTTCATCGGGGTGGCGGTCGGGCTCGCCCTGGGCGCGGCGCTTTTCGTGTAGACGGACGACGGGCGAATGAATAGGACGGAGCTAATGAATAGGACGGAGCTAACCTTTGTAATCGAACAGTGGGACGCCGTAGTAGACGGCAAAGAGTTCTACCGGGTTTGGCGCTCCGATGATCCCGAAGGCGCGGTATCGGGAACCAGCGTGCGAAATTGCATCTTGTACCTGATCGCGCCGCCCAACTCTACCGCCGACCGAGGACGGACGAAATGATGTCGATTTGTTGCATGTTTGGCTTTCACCGGTTCCGGTGGGTCTACAAAGACCCATGCAGCCAACACCCTGTATCAGTCACGCGCCCGAACGGAAAGACCGTGCGAATGGCCGGTCGGGATTACGATGACATTGATTTACTAACCCGCTGCGCACGGTGCGGTGTGGAGCGTTGGCGCTAATCGCGCCGAGCGAGGGCGGGATGCGTAAGCCGAACACATGGGGTTCAATCTACCGCAAGGCACTGGCCAGGGGTTTGGACCACGGGTTACTTGGCCGACAGATGGGAGGAAAGATGTACGCGAAAATCTACCGCTGGCTCACGTGGGCAACAGTCGAGGAAGCCTGTGCACCAGAAGGGCGTATAGCGTGGCACAAGAAGCTGGCGCGTCGGTTGCTACCGACGCCACGGGCGCGAGGACGGGATGCGTAAGAATTGGACAAAGGAATTTGAGGAATGGTGGAGCAGGGCTGACGTTGTTATCCCAGGCCTCGAACCTTGGCAGCATGAGCGCGTGAAGCGTATCGCCTTTAGTGCTTGGCGGCGTTCCCGCGCCTTGAGAGGACTGCCATGCAAACCGTAACAGCGACACTACGCGAGGCAGGCAACATCGAGGTTACGGACGGTGAGCGCACGCACGAATACAAGGTGGCGCTCCTGCTGTCGTTCGACAGCGTCGAGGACCTAAAGGCGGCCATGACCGCAACCAAGAATATCCGCGTTGAATGGTGCGTGGCAGATGACTCGCCCGTTCCCGAAGAACGGAGTGAGAAGTGACTGACCAATTCGTAATCAACAAGAGCCGAGAGGCGGCCCGGGGGATTTTAGACTTGTCCGCCGCTGTTGCTGAGCGCAGCGGCCTGAGTCTGGAAGATGTCCTGATGGAGAGCATATCAGGCTACCTAGTGCCACTGTTCGAGCGCCTCGGGGAGTTGTCGGGCGCATCGCCCGCCCCCGACACACAGGAATCTACAGCTTCAGGTAAGCAGGAATGAAACGTAACACTGAACACGACGACGATTGCTACTGCGCGCAATGTGAGATTCAGCACCTGCGCAACGAGCGCGCCGCATGGTATCGCCGGTACGAGCGCGAGGCTGCCGAGGTCAAGCGATTGCAGTGGCTGATAGATGGCGCGTCGGCTGAGAGCAGTAGACTTCGCGAGGCGCTGGAGAGGATCTGGATCGGCAGCGGAAGCCGTGACTGGTACCACGGGATAGCTTTTTCCGCACTGTCTCCCAACCGACATGAATGCCAGCACCCACAGATTAGTCAGCGCAACTATGGGTCTGGGTTCATTGAGCCGCCGCGGTGCAACGTATGCGGCGCCGAGATTGACCAGGGCGAGTTTGATGACCTATGCGCCAAGGCCATGCCGCTGCCAATAACCTCGCCGGATCAAGTGAATGACCCCTAACCAAGACGCGGGAGTCGTGCGGCGACTTCAGAACAGTCCGCTCACTCGCTGGTTGTGGCGGATGTACCAGCACGACGAGACCGGGCGCGTGGTCATTATGCCACTGTTGAGGCACCCCGGACGGCGTTGGCGTCCGGTGGCTTGGAGAGAGTGATGCTGCCTGAACTAGACAGAATCAAGGAGCTGGAGGCAGCTATCGACTGGTGCCTGGAGAACGGCGCCATATACAGCCCATATCGCGACTGCGTTGATGATTCCGGCTGTGGGTGCTGCGCTAACACAATCGAAACGACGAAGCTGCCTCAGCCCGTAATTGAAGCGATGCGGCGGCTCCGCCCTACGGAGGCGGGCAACCCCGATGCCGATTAAACCGGAAAATCGTTACCGCTACCCGAGCGACTGGAAAGAGATCGTCGAGCGGGTGCGGGAGCGTTCCGGTAATTGCTGCGAAGGGTCGCCGGCATATCCGGATTGTCGGGCCGCGAACGGCGAACCGCATCCGGTTACGGGCAGCACCGTCGTGCTGACAACCGGCCACCTTGACCACACTCCGGAAAATTGCGACTTGGAGAACCTCATGCACTGGTGCCAGCGATGTCACCTGACCTACGACGCGAAGCACCACGCGCAGTCGGCCTACATGACGCGGCGATGCGACCGAACGGTCGAAATGTTCGCCAGTTCCGCAGATACGGAAGAGTCCGATGGGTAAATTGGCCTGCCCGTGCGGCAACGTGATCTCAAATGTAATGGACCCGTGTCTATACGTTGGCTGGCTGCTGACGGATACCGAGATGGACCGCAGCATGGAGCAGCCAATCGACTCGCTTCGATTCATGGACCTGGCTACCGATGTCTGGGAATGCGGCGAATGCGGGCGACTGGCTGTCAATTGGCCGAATATCGGCGACGGCACTGTCAAGTGGTACAGGCCAGAGGACGGCGAGCCCGGGCACTTGATGAAACGCCGCCCGAACGATACGGCGGAGTCCGATGGGTCATAGGCAGCCATTATTCCGGCGAGTCGAGGCGCTGCTGGGCGACAACGACAAGGCGCGGGCATGGTTCCGAACCGAGAATCCGCTGCTCGGCGGCGTGTCGCCAGACTGGATGCTGGAAAACGGGCGGGCCATGCGCCTGCGGAAGTTCATAGATGAGGCGGAAAAACTCCGCTGCTCAACCGGATCGAACGATACGGGAGACTCGCATGAAGGGTAAGCAGTTGTGCCGCTGGTGCCTGCGCATGCTGTTCCTGCGCGCCGACAAGACGACGTACTGCCGGCACTGCATCACAGCCTATAGATCTTCACAGGATGGAAGATCGTACGACTGACTGGTGAGCTTTCGGTACTGTTCGAGAAGCTTGGAGACGCGCTGCGCCCAGATCTTGCGCATTTCACCGGTCGATTTGCATTGCTGGACCTTGGCATCGAACAACTGCCCGGCGATCGATTCGGCCCGGCCGTCGCGGACCTCGTCCTTCAGCAGCGAGACATCCTGTTGCAGCGCGGCAAGGTCGTCCTTGCGGGCGAAGCCCTCCTCGCTGTGCGCCCACGACACCCAGGCAATGAGCCCGGCCAGCGATAGCACGGTCGCCGGTGTTGGGCTTTTCTTGACGAACTCCAACAGTTCACGCAGTACAAACACCATCCGCCTCGCCTCCGGGCCGTCCTAAAGCTGGTCTAGAGCCGCCCGCGCCTCGTCGATGAAACGCTGGCGCTCCTCGTCGGTGAGCTCCCGGCCCTCGGCCTCGGCCTGCGCCTGTGCTTCGATGACCTCGCGGAAGTTGATGCCGAGCGTGTTCAGGAGTCGTATCCCGGCGAGCAGTACGTTGATGGCTTCCAGTATCGCGGCAGTGTTCATTGCATGCCCTCCAGGACGGTCTTGACCATAGTGAGCAGTGACTCGGCCCGTTTCAGATAGTTGCCGGCGTCAATGTCGTTGTCATTGGCCAGCGCCGCGTCGGCGAGCTCGAGCGATGAGTACGCCTCCTCGAGGTGCCGCTTCAGTCGGTCACGGGTCTCGGTCGAAATCTGCCCCGTGCATTCACCACCAGCGATGCCGGCACCGCACAGCGCCGCCACTTCCTGCGCAGCGGTCTCGAGTGCGGCAGCCGTGTAGGCGATGCCGTCTCCCAGGCTATCGACCTTGGGTTGCTGGAATACGCCGCAGCTGGCAAGCGTTGCTGCGACAAGTACCGTCAGCAGCCTCATGGCGACACCGGAGGCTTGTTCGGGACCAGCCACACGAGAGCCGGCGTGATCAGTAGCAGGATGTTCTCCACCCACTCCTTGGTCAGAAACTCCGGCAGCGCAATGCCGTTGTCGACGAGCAGAATGAAAACGGCCCCCGCAATGGCCACGAAAGCCTTGCGGTAATAGTTGATTCTGTCAGCGATGGTCATTGGTTAATCTCCTGTTGAACTTGCATAAAACTGAAGTACGGGCCGACGCGAGCTCAGGCGTCCTTTTTTAGCTCGTAGTGATTGCCATCCGGCCGTGTGAACCGTCCACCCCACCGGCAGTCCGGGTGCATTCGCTCCCAGAACTCACCGAGCGGCCGGTGGCTCTCGGAGTCCTCCCGGTAGCTTCCGCTGATGAACAGGTTGAGATCGATCGCCAGGCGTTCTGTGTGCAGGCTGTTCGCAATACCGGTGCCGGCCTGGGCATTGCGGGCGGCCTCAGCGGGCGAACGCCAGGCCTCGCCGAAGGTGAGGTCGTAGCCGAGCTCAAGCGTTGCGTACTGGATCAGGTCCGCGACCAGCTGTACGAACAGCGACTGGCGCTCACGTAGCGTCACCGCCGTTCGCACCACGGATGCGTGTCGAAATGATCGCCGGTGCTGGCCGTGTAGGCGGCCCTGCAGGCGCGCTCCCGCTCGAGCTCAAGGCGCAACGGGTTCGCGTGGTTCGCCGTTGCACAACCGGCGAGAAGCAGGAGCACCAGGTACCTCATGGCGTTTCGATGGCGGTATAGCCGCGTGCCGGGGAAATTTCGAGCAACTGTCCGCCCGTGGCTGCGCTGTAGAATTTGAACTGGACCGCGAACGTGACTGCCACGGTCGCGCCGACTGCCGATGAATCGACGACCCAAGTCCGGGTGCTGTTTAGCTGCAGGCGAGTATTGAATCCACTGTTCGACGCGAACGTGCCGCCGCCAGTCGGTCCCGTCATCAACTCGGCCTCGACCCAGACGTTGGAAGATGAACCAGATATCAGCCAGGTGCCGGAGAATTGTGGCGAGCTAAAGTTGACGCTCGTGGCATTGGCGTTCGTGGTTTCCCAGTCCCCGCCGGACGTGAGACGGACTCCACAAAATGAGTTTGTCGGCACGGTGTTCGTGCTGGTCGCGCCGACGAGATCGAACAGAGAAACCTCCGCCGGCGGCGTGGCCGGGGTGCCTTGGGTGGCCTTCGCGATCGAATAGACCTTGTCGATCGTGACGCCCGCATAGACCGCGCGCAGCGTGAAATTCTCTGCGCTCGAAGTCCACGAACCACCCGACAGGCTGTACACGCCGGTGCCGGAATTGATCGACATCGTCAATCCGTTCTTGGTGGCGCTGCCCTGCACCGAGAATGTCGCGCTGGTTGTAACGTCCGTGGTTCCGTCCAGGACCACGAACGTCCCGCCGGAGCCGGTCAGCGAGTACCCGGTGCCGTCGCTGGCCGCCGAGACGACGTGCGATTCGTTGGTCAGGAGTCCGGTGATCCCGTCCAAGCCCTCGACCCTGAGCGGCGTTTCCCAGGTCCAGTTTTGCCCAGCGTTCGCCCGCGTGCCAACACTCGACCACATCGGGTTATCACTCGCCGGTACCGAGTTGACGTCCGAGAACCAGGTCGCCGGGACGCCGGACGACGCTGCCGGCGTCGTGGGCTGAGTCGCCGAGCGCTTGAATATGATGTCGACGGCAGAGCCATCCTGTGTGACCTGTACCGTAGTCGACCAGGTCAGAGCGCTGTCGATGCCGGTTATGCCCTGCACGGCGGCCACGGTGCGTGAAGTCCAGAGCGGGCTGTTGCCGGTCGGTACATTCGAGGTCCAGCCGCCTGCCGGTGGCGTTAGCGTCAGGGTGCCGAAGTTGTACGAGCCGCCCGTCGGTGTCGCCGGCTGGGTTTCCGACCGGCGGAACACGCCGAGCTCGGCGATCGAGAGACCGTCCGTACCGCCACCCGGCGCGTCCAGGGCTTCGCCGATGACCGTGGTCGTTACCGTGTCAGGCGTGTAACCACTGATCCGCTGCGTGCTGATGTTCTTATTGCGCGCCCAGTAGTAGGTGACGGTGTCCGGGTCCGGAATGTGCACGAAGTAGCCGGAAGTGCTCCCGCCCACGTTCACGGAATCGCCCCTGTCGTTCGTGGCAGACGCAAAGTACTCCGTGACCGTGTTGGCCGGCGGAATGGTGTTCGTCAGAACGTGTGCTGACTCAGCGGCATTCGTCTGTACCGCGAAGTCGGTCGGCACCGGGACCAGGACGTCCTCCTCCGGATCGGCCTGGCCGGCGATGCGCTGCACCCGGTAGGCGGATTCCGAGATGTCGCCGCTGATCGAGGTGTTGAACCCGGCCCGCGGCGTGCCTGCGGTCCAGAGCACGGACGCGGAACTTTCGCCGGACGGCGTGTTGCCGGCCGACGGTATGCTGCCGTAGGTGGCGATAAAATCCACGTCCGGCAGGCTCGGGGCCGAGCCGTCGATTACTATGAAGAGCGCGCCAGGGCCGCCAGGCGCGCCGGAGCCTGCGTTGTACGTGGTCCCGCTGATCAGCTCGTCATCGCCGAGAGTGCTGTCGGCTCCGGACAGGTCAATCTCGCCGGAGATGCCGGTTGCCGCCCCGCGGCAGATGATCGCAAGGCCCGCGCCACTGTCGCCGCCGTCGCCGGCGTCAGCCAGGATTGCCTCACCACCGATCAGGGTCGTGATCCGCCCACCCCGGCTGCCAGAGGTTCCCCGAAGGTCAAGCGGCAGGCCGGACAGCGAGCCGCCAGTAGCGAGGAGTTCTATATAAGGAAAGCTCGAATTGAGCCCGGTCACCGTCCTGGCGATGGTCCGGCGGAACCAGGTTGACGAGAAGGCGCTGTACTGCTGCAGGCCCTCCCAGCCGCGGGTCGAGCCCACAAAGCCACGGAGGCCAACGTTCTGGTTGGCGAGAACCCCGTCCTCGACGCCGCCCGCCTGCCCGCGGCCGATTCCGTCGATGTCGCCGTTGATCGTGAAGAAGCCGCGCACGCGCAGCTGCACGTTATTATTGACCGTCAGGGTCGCGCCGGAGGATAGCTCGAGGTCCCCGTTGTAGTAGTAGATCGCGTTTGCGTGGTTGAGCTCCGCATGCCCGGTCAGGTTGTACGTGCCCGCCTGGATCACGCCACCCACGATCGTGCACACCGTGGAGAGGTTCGTGCCCTGGCTCGTGTACCAGGCGTCGTCCAGGGCGGGCCCCGCCGCCGGCGGGATTACTGACGCGCGCTGCGAGCTCCCGAACAGGTTGACGGATACCTCCCCCGTCACCTGGTCAATGGCAATCCGCTGGACCTCGAATGACCGGTCTATGGGACCGACGGCGCCCGTGTAGTCGCGGACGTGCGCGAGCTGTACGCGGACGACGTCGCCGACCTCGAGCGTGTTATACCGGTGCAGGAGGGTGCCGGAGAGACGGAGCGGCGGCGCGGCGTAGCGGTCGCGCAGAGCGTCGATCCGCTGCTGCATCGCTGCGTCCGTATGCCGCGAGCCGTGCATGCCCTTCCATTCGAGGTTCTTGTACTCGCCTTCGCCGTGTACATCGATGGAACCCTGGTCGATGACGATCTTGCGGCGCGTGAGCTCGTCCGACAGGAAATCGTAGTTCCAATCTATCGAGATGACGTTGATCAGCGAACCATAGTCATGCTGCAGGGCGCCAACCTGGACGAAGCTGTCCTCGTTCAGGAGCACCACGTAGGGCGCATCGGCCAAAATCGGGTTCATGCGCCGGAGCCCGATGCTACCGTCGGCCAGGATCGGCGAGTACAGGCCGAGCGGCTGGTAGATCTGCTCCTCGAGGAAGCGCTTGCCGTCGGTCTTCTTCAGGCCGGTAAAGCGCAGCACGACCGAGGCATCGTCGTCGGTCGTGTCCCAGAGGTCAGGGCCGATGATCGAAAACGAATCGACGGTCGCAGGCCCCGGCGGCGCGGCCTCGAAAAAGAACTGGCCGAACGGGGCGCCTGGAGACCCAAGCTGACCGAAAAGAACGTCAGCCATTACGCCACCAGTGCAGAATCAATTTCGAGACACCAGTGAGGCGGCAGGAACGCAGCATCGCCCTCGAGCTCACCGGTCAGGATCGCCCTAGCCATCTTCGGGCCGGGCAGTTCCAGGTAGATGAACTCCTCGACCTTGGGCTGCCGCTCGTCGGCGGCGTCAGGATCGACCTTGTGAGCGGCCGCAATGGTGTTGAAAACACCGCGGGTACAGCCAGTGAACGTAATCGAGGTCTTGCCCGTGTACCGGATCACCTCGTCGTCGATGCGGACGTAGCCGACGGTCTGGTTCGGAGCATCCGAATAGCTCGGCCCGTGGAAGACCGTCTGGAAGTTGGTCGTGCTCTGCACCGGGATTGTCGTGTCGTTGTCATCGACTGACAGACGCAGGTTCGTGACCTTGGCGTCGAAGATCGTCTTGCGCATGATGCGCTGGATATCGGCACAGGTGACGTTGTAGGCCCCGTCCTGGTATTCGGGCGACGTGACCACCTGGGTCATCACAGGGACCGTGTCGTTGTAGTCGGCCGTATAGCCGAACCGGAGCTGCACGGTTCGTCCGCGCAGGTCCTGCATGTTCGTCTGCAGCTGGTCCCGGAGTTCGCTGCTGACCTGGCTTTCCAGATCGACCAGAGAGAACGACAGGCTGCCGATCGTCGCCCGGCCCTCGTCCGGGTGTATCTCCTGCGACACTCCGGACACGTTCTGGATGCAGCCGAGTATCGGGACGCCAGGTACGTTGACCATATTCGGGTCACTCGTGGCGTAGATCGACTCGACGTCGAACACGAGCCGGACCACCAGGCGCATGGACTTCGCCGGCGCCGCGTTCTGCGCCGCGAACTCCGCTGAATCGATGCGCATTAAATGAACTCGATGGCAAACGAGTAGCGCATCAGGTCGTTACCCTCTCCTGCTACCCGCCCGTAGCGGATGACGGTATAGGCGGACAGCATCACGGCATTGCGAGGATTTGCGGGTGCGCCCGCGCGGCCCCACCTATCGAACACGAACGGCTCGCCGCCCGAGACAGAGTCGAGAAACTCGATCACGGCGGCGCTCTCGGTGCTGACTTCTGGGTAAGAACCGATAGTGATGTTCAGGCCGTCCCGTCGATTCCAGACGAGCACCTCGCGGCGCCCGCTCAATGCCTGCTGGTCGCTGCGCTGTACCAATCTCGTCGGCTCGGCGTCGATCATGCGAAGGTCCAGCGAGTAGTCGCTCGAGGCGGAGTGCCCAGGCAGGATCGACTGGCTCGCCGTGTAGATAACCGCCGTCATATTCCATTCCGGATTGTGCTGGCCTGGCGGGAACCGCCCTTGATGACCACGTCGTCGGAATCGAACAGGTCCTGCAGAATTTTCTTCACGCTGTCGGAACCGGCCACCGTGCCGTTGATGGTGACTTCGATGATTCGGTTAGGCTCTCGGGTACTCGTGCCGCCAGCCGTAGAGGACTGTGACGGCAGCGGCTGACCGCCCAGCGTCGGCGTAGATCCGACGGCGCTCGGGGTAGATCCGGAGCCGAAAGAGGTCGATCGGATCGCGGAGATCTGTGCGGCGCCGGCGGCAGCGGTGATTGCGGCCAGCGCAATGTTGAACGGCGGCGGTGCCGCTGCTAGCGCCTTCGTTATACCCTCATGGATGTTTACAATGGCGTTTCCTATCGCCGCGGCCTTATTGAGCGCAAACATACGTTTGTCATGCGTGGCGACGCCGGCGGTAAGGCTCTGAAGGCTCCCTAGCACGAACTTCGCCTTGGAAATTGCGGCCGCCTTCTCCCACTGTTCCCTGGTCGCGATTCCCTCTTCAACGGCTCGGTTGATCTCTTCCTGCTCATAGCGCGCCAGGTCAATGCGGAACTGTGCCCGCGCCTGGTCGTTCGCGAGCAGGAGCGCGTCGCGCTCGATACCCGCATCCATGTTGTCGCGAATGATCTGGTCGCGACGGGCGAAGGCCTCGAGCTCGATCTGTTCCCGCGTCTTGAACCCCTCGCGGATGGCGTCGAGTTCGGCGGCGCGCCGTTCGGCATCACGCCGGGATGCTTCTGCCTCGGCTTCCTCGCGCCGGAAGATGCCCTCGAGCTCGGTGTCGAGAGCTTTCTGACGTTCCGCCGCAAATCGATTCAGTGCGGCCTGGTTCCCGGAGTTGTCTTTCCGCTGCGGCAGGGATCCCGGCAGGATTTCGGAGAGCTCCGTTTCGCCGCCGCCCGCATTGATCTCACGAATGCGGCTCTGCGCCTCGGCGAGCCGCTCGTTCAGGCGGTTGATTTCGTCGCTCAAGCGTTCCAGTTGGCGGCCGCGGCCCGGGACGAGGGAAGGCAGGTTCACCGTCTTCTCGTACTCGACGCGCATCTCGGCGATCTTTTCGGTGAGCAGTTCGGTGGTGGCACCGAGTTCGGACAGGTTCTTGCTTTGTATGCTGGTTTCCAGGAACAGAAACCGCTCGGCAAAGAAGGTAAGCGCCGATATACCCTCATTCACCGTCGCGATGAAGTCGGCGATGTTGTTCGCGGCCTCGGTAATCACGGGCGCGAAACGGGCGGCGAGCTGCATGGACAGCCCCTCGGTGGCTGTCTTCACCCGGTCGATCGCATCGCCCGCATTGTCGATCTGCGTCGCCTGTACACGGGACAGGGCGGTGCCGAATTTCTCTGCCTCCCGGGCCGCCTGATCGAGGCCGGCAGCGCCAAGGTCCAGGGTTCGCAGGATGTCCGTATTGCGACCAAAGATGTCGACTGCTAGCCGTGCCTTGTCGCCCTGCGTTCCTACCTTCGAGAGTTGCTCGGCGATCTTGGCAAACTGCTGATCCGGCGTAAGCCGGTTTAGTTCCGCCGCCGACAGTCCGAGCTCTTTCAATGCCCCGTTCGCCGCGCCGCTGCCACTCGCGGCCTCCGCGATGCTCCGGGTCATCTTGCTGAGGGTGGAGTCGAGAGTTCCGGCCTCGACACCTGTCAGCCGCGCAGCGTGCCGCAGTCCCGCCAGTGCTTCAGTGGTGATGCCGAGTTTTGCCGAAGACTCTGCCAGCTCCGTGCCCAGCTTGATGCCGGCAGCGGTGAGAACCGCCAGGCCGCCAATCCCGGCGGCCGCCACGGACGCAACGCCCGTCAGGCTAATCTGCTTTTTCAGCCGCTCTAGGTTCGAGTTCGCGGAGTCGACGCCTTTTTTCGTTTTGTCGTCGGCGACGATCTCAAACTTGGCTTTTGGGAAAACGGGCATCAGGACTTCACTCGCAGGGGTTCACCGGTCAGGATGAAATACGCGCACCAGCTGTCGAACTCGTCGGCGTCCATATCGTCGATGCAGGACAGCGGGGCGGTTACGCCAATGCCCAGCCGATGCGCCACGGCGTAACTCTCGAACAGGGCCGCATCGGCCTTCATTTTTTTAGGGTTTCGGAGAATCCCTTCCGGTCGTTCGCGCTGAGGTAGACGTCAACAATCAGGTTCAGCGGCTGGTTGCTGATCCACTCCACATCAGCCAGGTCGAAGGCGAGCTCACCGTGCTCGGTGCGGGCGTTGAACACGATGAAATAGACGTACTCCATCTCCCGAGACTGGTCCGACAGTCCCTTGACGTGGGCGCTGATCTTCTTCGAGTCGTTGATCGAGAGCGGGTAGAAGTAGAGCGCCAGCGGCTCTCCGTCCTCGCCCCACTCCGCGACCTCGATCTTTTTCGCGAGCCGCTCGAGGCGGCCCCGTACCTGGTCCCCGAGCTTGCTCATGGCACCGTATCGAAGGTGACCGTGCCCTCGGACAGCGAGTAGTTGAAGGTGTGCGGCTGGATCGCGTCGATGGCCCCGCTGCGGCTCCGGCCGGTGATCTGGGCGGTGAGCGAGATCCGCTCATTGCCGGTCGAGTTCCCGTCCGGGTAGAGCACGAGGTCGACGGTCTGGCCAGGCAGGAGCGAGTTCTGCCCCGCGTCCGCGTGGTCGGCGTGACATTCGATCTGCCCGTTGGCGCTCGGCATGCCGCTGCGGCTCGTCTTGTACGTGTCGCCCATTGCGGTGTCGTCGATCTGTTCGGCGTTCATTTCGAGCGACCACGACTTGAGCTCGGCAATCGCCGTGCCATCGGCCGTGAGGTAGCCCTGGTTGCCAGTTCTGGTCGTCATGGTTTCTGATTCCTATGCGCGAAAAAAAACCCGCCTTTCGGCGGGTTCGGGATTGGCTTACGTTGTGGGCTGATTACGCGACAGCGCCCGCGGCAGCTACGCCACTGGTGCAGAGTCCGAGCTTGATATTCGCGGCAGTGACGCCTACACCGATCACCGTTACAAACTCGGAGCCGGCGATATCGTCGACCGGCGCAATCGCGCCGCTCGTCGACAAGACGTAGACCTTGCCGACCGCAACCGTGGCGCCGATGTTGATCGTGCCGGTGGTCTGGTAAGCGAGCGGCTGGTTGTCCGAGGCACCATGCAGTGCAATGCCGGCAACGGCCGCGCCCGCAGCGCTTGCGTCGGTGGCGGCAATAAGCTCATTGCTCGAAAACCGGACCGGCTGTCCAGCCGTGACGGTGCCGCCGGCTACGCCGCGGCGAACGGTACCGTCAACGGTGACGACGTTGGCGGGGGTAACTGATAGGTCGGCCATGTTTGCTCCTCAAAGCGGCGACGACGGATAGTGCGATGTCGTGTGGTAAGTGATTCGAAAATTCAGGGTGATGGCGGCCACCGGTATGTCGTCGATCTCTGAGAACTCCTTTTCCGTGGATTCCAGGATCGTCAATTTCGCACGGCCGCCATGCGTGTCCGTGATGTGCGTTTCGATCTGCTCGGCTAGCGCTTCGAGGGTGTCGTCCAGGAACTCCTCGTCGTCCCTGACGATTGCGCTCACCACCAGATTCGCGACTCTTCCGATCGTCGCCTGGTTGCCCATGCTGACCTGCTCGGCCTGCTCCATGGCGCCTCCGCCGGGATTGAAAAAGCCGACCACGATGGCCGGCAGTTCGGTCACGGAGAGGGAGATCACCCGGCGGGCGGTTACCAGGTAGCCCTGGGCGGCAAGCGGATCCAGTTCCTGGATGACCGCGTCTCGGATCTGCTGGCGCAGGTGTGTCATGACGTCAGCCAGACCTGGACGAAGCCGCTGCTGCGGTTCGGCTCCAGGCGACGGACAAACAGGTCGTCACCGGTTCCGATCCGGGTCAGCCGGCTGCCCTTGATGAGCCCGTGCGCATCAACGTCCGACTGCCGGGCCTCGATCCAGCGGACCTCGCCCTCGATGGAGATACCGGTCAGCGCCGGCTCGTTGTACTCACCCTCGAGGACGCCCCACAGGGGCGAGGCATGGCCGGTGTCGAACGTCTCAGCGCCGAGCGCCTTGAGCATGTCAAGGCGATCGGCTTCCGAGAACATCAGACGACGTGCTTCTTGCCGGACGCGACGATACTGACCAGTGCCGGGCCGGTGACAATCGTCCCAACGTAGCCCAGAAACCCGCCGACGACCTTGCGCGGATCCACCACGACCGTCTGCGTATTGTTCGCCGAGCTGACGGCCGTGAACGTGGCACCGGAGATGTCCGCAGCGCCGGTGCCGTTCGCGTCGGATCCGGACTGCAGTTTGCCGGTGATGCTGCCGGTGACGGCACCGATTTGCTGGGTGACCAGAATCTCGCCGTCGTAGGGTCGTACGTCCAGCCACTTGCCGGAGCCGCTGGTGGCGGCCGCGGTGTTTGCGGCGGAGACGGAATCGATCAGCGACGTCGCCGTCGCTGCTGAAGCTTGATTGAGTAGCATGTTCGTGTCCTTTGTGTGGTTTTACCGTGCACCGGAATCCCGGGCGACTGCACGGTTGGGATTACTTGGTGGTTTTCCGGCGTCGCGGCGAAGGTGGCTCGTCCTCGATCTGGGGTTCCTCTTCGGGAGGATCCTCGACCTTGGCCGCCACCTGGGCAGAGGCCTGCGGCGTTGCCGCCGCAGGTTTTTCCGTGACGTACTCTGCCTTGCCGAGATTGACCAGAAAGCTCGCGGTTCCGGGGTCCAGATCCACGACGTCGCCAGCCTTGAGATATTGGCCGACGCCGGCGCAGACGCCCCTCAGTGCGCGGACTTTCATCGCCTCAGCTCAGGTTGGTCGACACCACGAACGCCTGCGGGTAGCGGAGCATGACGTCCACCATCCACATAGCCCGGATGCCAACGGTCGCTGTGTTGAAGCGCGTGCCGCCAATGTCGGTAGCGAGCTCGAGCACGCCCCATTCGCCGATCACGAGCTCGTCCCACGAACCGAAGATCAGTTCGCCGGATGCGAGCTGCTGGGTCGACATGGCGCGGAACCCGACGCAGGTACCATCCAGCAGGTTGCCTTCCCACAGCGGCGTGTCCGTATTGGAGAACCGAGCACGCTGCATGAGGATCGATGCACCACTGATGGTCGTCGCCCAGCCCGGGTTGCCACGGATCGCGTTGACACTGCCTGCCGATTCCGGAAACGCCAGGATTTTGGCGTATGTGGCTGTCGCGGCATCCTGGCCGGTGTCGACACCGGTGGTGTTGTAGATACCAATCGGCTGCGCTCCGCCCGTGCCCTTGAGTGCGGCCAGGTCGACACCGATGGCTACGACGGAGGCCAGGTCGCTCATCACGAACTGCTCGGCCGAGGGCGAGGACTGCCGGAGCAGCTGCTCGCTCACGTCGGTGATCGCGATGGCGGTCTTCGGCGTGAGGCTCAGCTGTCCGAGCGCCTGGTCGGTGGCGGTCACGGATGTGTGCTCGCCGGCCTGCCACGTGAGCGTCGCCGCCCCGGTCTGACGCGGGAACACAACGTTCCCCTCGAGACCAGAAAGGACGCGGGCGCCGAGATTACGGACGACGCTGCGGTTGCGCAGGATGTCAATGAAGCCCATGTTCTCGACATTGACCAGGTAACCGCCCTTCGCGCCCGGTGTCGTCGCCATTGCGCGCTGCATGACCTCCTGGGACATGGAGCGGGTCAGGACCTCAGCCGGCACCAGCAGCGTATTGCCGCCGCCCCGGTTGAGCTTGTCCGACAGCGCCTTCGAGCACTCGATCTCGAACGCGGCCGCCGCGACGGCGCTCTGGTCCTTCGAGCCGTAGTGCAGCGCACGGATCGCCTTGAAGAGGCTGTACCGTTGCGACTCCTTCTTCGACAGGCCGAGTTCCGAAACGACCGCCGGACGGGCCTTACCCCGCTCTTCCATGACGTCGAGCACTTCCTTCGCCACCTGGGTGAGTGGCGTGCCTTCCTCGACCCACCGAGCCTCGACCCGCGAGTCGATCTTGTTCGACTTGCAGATGTTGGCGATGGCCTCGCGGCGCTCCTTCTCTGCCTGGACGGCGGAGACTTTCTGATCGGCGCTTGCGCCCGCCGCGGCGGTGTCCTTGTCGGACATGGTATTTCCTCCTACGGCTTGCGCCGACTTGATTGATACTTCGGTACTTTCGGTGGTTGTCGTGGCTCGGATCATCCGAACCTCAAATTCTTCGGCTGACCGACCGATGCCTACCGTCGGATCAGCCGGGACCGTCACAATTGAAATTTCGTAGGGTTCGAAATCTCGAACCATGACCGCGCCGTCTTCACGCTCTTCAACACGGTGGAGTCGATAGCCGAGCGAGACGTTGCGCAGGCCGCCGTCAATCATCGCTCGCAGCTCGTTGGCTTCTGGCGTATCGAACAGATGCGCTTCTACGAGGAGCCGATCACCCTCGACCCTCGCTGTATCGACCATGCCGCGCGGCTGATAAAAGTCGTGGTTGAACAACAATGGCACGGCGCCACGCTTGACCCTGTCAAGGCGGATGCCAGAGTGGTCGAGAACTTCATCGCCGAAAAAACGCGACACGGGATAGCTCGACGATGCGGAGAACGCGATGCGATACGGCCCAGACTTCTCGGCGCGAGCCGCAAACTCCGACACGTTCATTTCACGAGTCAGTTGCGGCGCCTTGATCGTCACTTCTTCCATCATTTCGCCCTCGTCTTCCTCGCGAATCTCGATCGACGCAGCGTCGACCTGCCGCGTTTGCGGCTTGAGCTTCAAATCATCCATTGCGAAACCTCTTTACTGAATGCGAAAAACCCGCCGTTCGGCGGGTTCGTTGGTGTCTTCCTCTTCGCTCTCATCCGGCGGCGGTGGATCCGGTTTGGTCGCTTCGGCGAGTTCGACTTCCGAGACGACGTCTGTGTCGAACGCAAGATCGTAGGATTCGGCGAGCTCGACCTCTCGCTTGCGCTGGTCGAAGACTTCCTCGACGTCGGAACCGCTCGACGAGACCACATCCTGCAGGGTCATGAAACCGCAGCGCACGGCGTCCTTGAATGCCTGCACTTCTTTCGTCGGGTCGACCCAGGACCAGCCGCGCGGGCGGAACCGCACGGCTTCGTACTTCGCGCGATCGAGCGCCCACTGCGTGATCGTGAAGGACTGGAAGGCCCCGGCCATGACCGCCTGCTGCATCCATTCGCGGTGCACCGGCGCCCGGAAGGCCTCGATGAACCAGCACTGGAACACGCGCCACAGGTCGCGGTCGTCGAGGAGCGCCAGGCGCGAGCTCGAGTAGTTCGACTGCGAGTAGTCCTTCGACAGCGACTCGTAGCTCGGACCGACGCCTGCTGCGATATCCCGGAGCAGGTAGCGCATGAACGGTTCAACACCGGCGCTCGGGGAATTGATCGCTGGCGCGTTCATCTTCTCGCCCGGGTTCAGGCGTTTCGCGATGCCGGGTTCGACGGTCATCTCGACCGAGCCGTCCGCCTGTTCCTCGCCGAAAGACCCTATGTCGTTCGGCGTTTCAATCGTCCACGGCTGCGAGGCCTGCACGCGCGCCCGCGTGATCTCTGCCTCGACGTAGCCGGCAGCATCGTTGAACGTGTTGATCGACGATGCCATCCACGGCTCGCCGCGGGTCTGCGGCCAGCGGTCGCCCGTCGCCAGGTGAATGATCTGATCCGCTGGCACCCGCTCGTAGGTTTCCGGAGACCCGTCGTAGAACCGAAGCTCGCCGGGATGCCGGTTGCGGATGTAGTACGCGACCGGCCGGTAGAACTCGTCGACCTCCACACCCATCCGGTATTCGTTTCGGCCTGGCACCCGGAACGACGGTGCAACCCGGTCGTCCGCGATGCGTTCGGCTTCGATGAGCTCGAGGGCGAACGGGATCTGTGATTTTCCGAAAGGCCGGTAGTGCTTGCGGACGAACACCTCACCGGCCTCGAACACCTGGCCCATGAGTGCGCGCTCGAACGACGAGAACGACAGGCGCCCCCCAGTATGGCAGTTCTCCGCCCTGCACCACTCCGTCCAACGGGTCTCGATCTCGTCGTTGACGCGCTTCGCCGCTTCGCCCCGTGTCGTCTTTACCTCGGCCTGCACGCCGATGCCCTGGCCGATAATGTTGTTGATGACCAGCGTTTTTGCCCGCTTCGCATAGCTCACGTCGCGGCAGAGCTTCCGCGACTGGGCGCGGAGCTGCGTCAGGCTCGAGACGAGCTGCGTGTCGGCGCTGGTGTCGGTCGCCAGGTTGTCGAGGCGCAGCCGGGATGGCCGGGCGGCCGCGTACATGCGCGTCTGCGGGCGACCGAGCAGCGTCGACCATGCGCGGGAGATCCGTGAGCGGAGCTTCGGTTTATGGCTGGCCATAGCGCACCTTGATGTCCCGGCCGAGGCCGGCCTGTGAGCCCTGCTCTTCGGTCCGAACCTCTGCCTTCAACTGATCGCGCAGCTGCATGAGCTCAGCGAGCGACCAGCGCGACAGGGTGCGGCCACCGATGCTGACCGAGGCCTGCGCCGTCGTGGCGTTACCCTCGAGGAACGCCTCGATCGCATCGAGCGTACGGCGCGCCCAGGAGCGGTGATCAACCTTCGCTTCGCCAGCCGGGTTCGTCTTGACGTCACACCAGCTCGCCTCGACCGTTTTCGACTCGCCGCCGTCGGTCACCCTGACCTGGACGTAATAGCTGCCGGCCTTCAGACCCGCCGTATTGCCGGCAGTTTCTGCGAAAACTTGCGACGTTCCGCTGGCACTCGCTGCAACCTCGAAGGATTGCGCCGCATTCTCGAAGTACGCGGTTGCATCCCAGGTCGGGGCCGGGAAATCGCCATAGTCGGCGGTCCATTTCCAGCTGTCGCCGGCGATGAGAACTTTCGGGATGTTCACCATTGCTTGACCCAGTTTCTCCGTGGTGCCGGCGGTCGCTTCGTCGTGGCTTTGTCCGCGGCGTGCTGTGCACGCACCGCGATCGGTGCCGCCCAGAGCGGCGGCTTGTTCCAGTTGATCGCTTCAGCCTTCAGGATGATGCATGCCGCGCGGTTGTACGTGTGCAGGTCGAAAGCCTCGTTCGCGGTCTTGCCTTCGCGCACCCAGCCCTTCGGTGTCCGGATTTCCGCCGTCACTTCCGAGAAGAACGCATCCGGCAGCCAGTCCGGCAGGTGCACGTAACCCGGCCCCGGTGTCGGCCTGGCGAGATCGCCGGCGACGCCGTCCTTGATCGAGTTGACGTTGAGCAACCACACCGGCACATCGCCGCGGCCTGCCTGGCGGTCCTTGCGGGCGCGCGCATCCGGCCACGTCTGATGCACGCGCGGCGCGTTCAGGTTGCCGACGCCCTTTACCAGCATGAAGCGCTTGCCGAGGCCTTTGGCCTTCATCACGCGCCAGAACTCGTAGGCCTTGTCGGTCACACCTTCCCGGCCGCCGGAGTCGCAGAGCGTCAGCAGCGGGCACAGCTCGAACCCGGACGCTGTCCGGTATCGTTTCTCGCAGACCTGGTCGATCAGGACGTGCCAGTCCTCGACGAACGCCGCCGGCTCGAGGCCGGCGTACTTGTCACCCTCAGGCCTTGCGCTCGCCGAGATCGTGAACCGGTCCACGATCCAGGACTCGAGGCCGACGCTCCAGGCCATCACCGTGACCACGAATCGGCTGAGCTGTACGTCGACGGCGGCGGTCAGAAACCGGCATTCGTCCGGCACCGCACCGCGCGGCAGATCCTCCACGCGCTTCACGAGATCCTCGGCGCTGCGCTTGCGGGTTGCCGCGATCGGCAGGTACGGTGCGCCCTGATCCGTGTTGACGGTGCGCTTCAGAGGGCTCTCGTCGCCGGTGCGTACATACGTCTGCACGGCCTGCAGGTACTCGTGCAGGATCGACGGCCAGGTCTGGTAGGCCGCGGCCACACCGCCGAGCCAGTAGCTCGCGATCTGCGTCTGCCGGCGCTCGCCCTCGACCTTCCCGTCGACCAGGCGTTCGCCCTCGTGCAACCAGACACCCCGGGCGTTGAGTTCGCTGCGGTCCTCGGGCTCGTGCAGGCCTCCGCAGTGCGGGCACACGACCTTCGCCCACCGGGCGGCCAGCGTCATCAGGTCCTGCTGGCCGATCCGCTCCGCGAGCTCGTCGAACTCCGGGATCGCGAAACAGTCGAGCCCGGGCTTGGCTTCAAAGGCCTCGCCGCAGTGCAGGCAGGGCCAGTACCAGCGTGCCCGCGTGCCGGTGTTGTAGATCGACAGGATCCCGCGCGCCGGCGGCGCTTCGTGCGGCGAACGCTGCAGCCAGTCGGCGTCGATCTGGTCTTCGCCGGGCGAGCTCTCGGCCAGGCACTTGCCGCGGCTCATGTACGTCTGTGTACGCTTGAAGGCGAGGCCCCACATTGGACCTTCGCCGTCGACGTTGTGTGCGTTCTCCGGCCGGTCGTAGTCGGTCAGGAACACATACTGCAGCGTCTTCGCCGAAAGCTGGCTCACCGCCGGCCAGCCGAGCTTCAGCGCCACGCCCGAGCGGAAGAACTTGTCGAACGTGTTGTCGTCCCGCGCCCGCGGACTCATCCTGGCCGCGAGCTCCGGGCTGTGCCGGAGCGCCCGGTCAAGATCCATGCGCGAGAAGTCGCGCGCCGCATCCTGGCTCATCTGCACGACCAGCATGTCGCCGGGCGAGCTCGTCACCACGTAGGTGATCCCGCCCAGGATCAGGCCCATGGTCTTGCCGGTACGGGCCGGGCCTACGAACACGATCCCCTGGTAGCGCCGGCTGCCGAGCAGGTCGAGCGGCTCGAGACAGTACGGCACCAGGTCCGGGCTCCACTCGCCCTTTTCCGTACGCAGGTAGCGCGCGGCAGCCTCGCTCGGCCGAATCCGTTGCCGCGGCCGAATCATCTCGGCCACCGACGACGCCACGGAGTCGCCGCTCTTGAACGGTGCGACCAGCACTACTTCGACTTACGCGAGGCCTTCTTCGGCCGCGACCAGATCCAGTCGCGGCCGTTACGCTTCGCCGCAACCTGTTTCCCGAGCCTCGCACGCGCCTTGCGCAGCGTCGGCTCATCGATACCGGCTCGCGTAGCGTCCTTCACTATCCGGGCCACCGGGCGCGGTCCTTTCGCCAGCGACTCGAGCAGAAACGCCGCCGCGTCCTCGAGCGAGCTCGAGGCCTTCGGCGGGCCCTCGGCCTCCTGGGCGGCAGCGGTGCCGGCAATCTCGTGGTACAGCTGCTCCCGTATGTTGTCGGTGTGCCGCTCCATGCGGTCCGCCTGCTTGTGCGACAGCCCGACGTCGCGCTCGATCGTGTCGACCAACGTATCGAGGCCGAGCACGAACAGCTTCGCGAGCTTGCCGATCGTCTGCTCGACCTCGAGCGCCGGCACGAGCTCACCACGCTCCTGCTGAACCTTGAGCTTGTCGAGTTCGCCCTGGTAGTAAGCGCGCCGCTGAAACGGCGACAGCGCGTCCGGATCGATGCCCGCCTCCGGTCCGGCAAGCCAGGCCCTCAGAACATCCTTGCCGCCGTACACCGCGTGCCCGTTCCTCTCGGCCTTCGCTGTCACGTTGGCGGCGAGAAGCCGTCGCCGCAGCGTCTCGCGCTCGGTGTTCAGGCAGCGCGCCCAGGCAGAGAGCGATGCCAGGATGTCGCCGTCTTCGATGCGGGAGACATTGCCGCCCCCGAACATGTCCTCGTTTTCGCCGTCACTGCACGGCATTACAATGGCACCCGCTTCAACTGGGTCGGCGGCTTGGGCTTCACCGACAACGTGATCGAGTTTGATTTGTTCGATTCCTTGCCGTTGATATCCGTAGCCGTGGCGTAACAGGCCTGCGCACTGGAGAGCTCCAGCGTGGTGGCAGCCGGCACTGGTGGCACCGAGGCCATCAGCACGGGCGTGACCCCGCAATAGATTTTGATGGTAGCGATGTCCGAGACCAGGAGCGGCGAGCCATCCGTGTACTGCGTCGGATTCACCCACGTAAGGCTGTAAACCGCCGCCTGCGCCGATACCGATACCAGGAGCAGCGCGACCATGATTATCCGGCAGGTCAGCATACCAATATTTCCTTACGAAACAGGCACTTAACTATTGTGCCGGTTTCCCTTTATGAAACAGCAACTTACATCCCAATTCGGCCCAACTGGTGAGGGGTCTTAGGGCCCGAAAAAGTCTCGCCAACCGCGCGCTTGCCGCCCGTGGTAGAGGCGAACTTCAAATTGGGACCCGTTGAAAAACACTCATCAGTATTGTCCCGCTTTCTGCCAGTTGTCCCGGGCCCAAAGCGGTTGCAGATTCTGTAGCGACCATGCGGCAACAACCTGTTCGTCCTGACTCAGGTCGAATGTGTGCAGCGGCCTGACGTGATCGATATGTATGCGACCAGCGAAGAACTCTCGCCATCCCATGTCGTCCGTGAACCGCTTCTCCAACCACGACCGCAGGTCTTCAGCTCTATACCCCAACAGATGCAGCAGCGCCTGCTCAGTGTCCGGACGTTGCAATGCATTGCGCAGTCGGGTGTTTATACACCCGAATCGTTTGTGCTTCCTTCGCCCAGACCTAATCCGCTCTTTGTGAGCGAATGCCGGATCATTATTGAACCGCCACCGATAGCAATCCGCGCGATCCCATGCACTAGGCCATACCCGTCGTCGGCGGTGTAGTACTGGGCCGTTTCTCTTGTCCGCCTCGCGCCTGGCTAAATCGACTGGGCTTGGTGGCCTGGGCATCCACGGGCGCCACGACCCGTTGATGTGGTAGCTACGCTGCTTGCCCTCACGGTAGTCAGCGAACTCCTCGAGCGATCCGGTATATCCACGCAACCGGGCGTCGAGATATCGGTAGTAGGTGACTGACTTCGCTGCCGGGCGCGGTTGGGGCCTGTAGTTGCGCCGCCACGCTGCCCGCTTCCGGCAGGTCCGCCTGCAGTAACGACGCGTGCGACCATCAAACAAACTGCCACAGTGCGCGCACTTCTGTTGCCGTGGCTTTCTGCATTCGTTGCAGAGATAGCCCGTTTCCGGCCGCAGGTATTTTTGCGAGCAGCCGCATCCACTACACTCTCGTGCAGCCATATGACCTCCTCGATAGGTTGAATGGTTAAAGGCCCGGCCGGAGTTACTCGCTCCAGTCGGGCCTTGCAGTTTTCTGGGTATTACCTGCCGCGCGCCTTGGCTTGCGCTCGCTGGATCTCGAAGTTGATCTCTTCCCTGAATCGCTTCGGGAAGACCGTCGATGCCACCTTGGTCATGGCGTCGAGCAGGTGCTTCTGTACAAACACCGTGGGTATGCCCGGCACCGGTGTCCATTTCATGATGGGCAGTCGTCGCTTGGTCTGCCGGACGAACACGTTATTGCCCAGCCTGGCGACCATGAACGACTTGTTGCCATGCCTCTGCAGGCGCACCCGATTGCCGCGACCTTTGGTGATTGCGACGGTGACACCATGCCGAGTCTGGTTCGCCTTGAAATGTCGGATCGGGATCGGCTTGCCAGTGGCAACGATCGACGCCGTCAGGCGGTTGTAAGTGGCCCGAAAGAGCCTGAGCTCTTTCTTGATCACACCGAGATTCAGGTTGCGCTTCTGCTGAATCTGCTTGGCCGCCTCGTTCCTTACGGGTGTGGCCGTCTTGTTGATAGCCCGGGATGTAGCCCGATTCACCCCTGGGCCGAGCTCCTTGAACATCCGCTGCACTTCACGGAAGTCGGCCTTGACGTCGAACTTGGCGGCCACTACGACACCTTGCAGTAACCGCGCGACGTGCGCTTGAACCGGATGCGGCAGCGATTCCCTGAGCGGCTCGGCGCGCGCCAGGTGCCGGTGAATGCCAGCGTGCCGACGGCACCCATCGCGCCGACGGCGTCGAGGTCTGCGGCCGATGCCCAGGTGATCGCACCGACGGCGAGTAAGTCCTCGGCGTCCACGGCCGTGAGACCGGCCGAGTCGGTCCAGACAATCGACC